GCATCTTCAATCAACATATCAAGAATTTCGAGGTCAATTTCCATAGAAATGTACTCACTCATGATGTTTGTTAATTCAGCTTCAGCATCAATATTCTGATAAGCGTTAAGATCTTGAGCAAATTCAGGAGTCCATACTGCTTTTAACTTTTTAGTTTTAGCTATGATCTCTTGAGATTGCATGTTAATGTTGATCTCAGGAATTACAATTGCACTAGCACTTTGAGCGTTTGGAACTGAGTATGAAGTAGCTGTTGTATCTTCAAAATCACCACGAGCGTTATCTTCAGTTTTCTTGTTGTAGAATACAGTCACTGGAGCTGCTGTAGCACCGGCAAATGCTGTAGTTGAACCTGTAAAGAAGAACGCGATCGTACCGTTACCAGCTGAAGTGTAGGTGTAGTTAGTAAACTGAGGTAATTGGTTAGCAACTGTGAAGCCTGAACCTGAAAGTATAAATCCGCGAACTCCATCAGCGTCAAAGCTAGATAAGATAGAAGCTGTTGGTACAGTTACTTTATAGATTTGGTTAGCTGCTACTGAAGCTGAATAAGCAGAATCAAAGTTTAATTCTGTCCAAGAAGCGGTAACTACTGAACCTGTACTAGCACCTAATGTTGGAGTTGTACCACCGTTGTTTGAACCAGATACTATAAGTGAAGATGAGAACTGGTTAGTTGAGTAAGTGAAACGACCAGCACCATAAAGACCACCTGAAGTAGCATCTGTAGAGAATGGGAACTGAGAAGCAGTAGTTGAAGTACCACCATAAAGTGAGCTACCTGCTGTGAATGGGTTCTTAGATGTACCATACTGGAAATCTAGGAAGAACACAAGACCTGAAGGTAGGTTCATTGGCTGTACAGAAACGAATTCTTTAGCAGCGATTTGACCGAACACCTTACGTACTAATGGTAAAGCGATACCAGCCCACTGTTCACCCTGACCTGGTGTGAAGAAAGCACCTGTACCTGTTGAAGATACTTCGGTTACTAATTGTTTTGCTTGGTTTTCAAGCATAAGAGACATGTTGTTCTTATCTGTCTCGTTAAGGCCTTCTAATAGACCTGTTTTAACCCACTTACCTGCTAGTCTAGCCGCATCTTTCTGCAGTGACTGGTATGGGTTAGCTGATTCTAATAAATTTTGAATTGCGCTCATTTTAAATTGATTTTTTTGATTTTAAATTATTGATTAATATTTACTTTTTAATACCTGCTAATTTCTGCATTCTTGCGAAAGCATTGTTAACTTCAATGATTGGTTGTTTTGCACGTGGTGCATTACCAGCTATAACTTTTGATGCTATACCTTTTACAGATTCAGTAACTGAGGATTTGTTTGTTGTGTTTAAGTTTCCTATTACTGTTTCGTAAACTAATTTAGCTTCTTTCTTGCTAGTTGCTTTATCAAAAGCCTCTAGTACTTTGATTTTCTGTGAATCGGTTAAGTTTTTAGCTTTGAAGATTTTGTTTGTGTAAAGAAGTTTAGAATTTAACAGATTAACTTCGTTAAGATCAGTTCTAACTCGAGCTAATGCTTTATAAGCTTCATCTAACTCTTTTTTCATGTTACTCATTTCTTCTTCCATTTTACGGTAACGATCTGATGGCATATCTTTTTCAGTGTGACTTGAACTTTTTTTCATACCTTTTAAAAGTTCCGCTAATTCATCTTCTCCATCTTCCATGCCTTCTTCACCTTCTTCGTCTTCCATACCTTCTTCGTCTTCCATACCTTCATGGCCGGCTTCTAATTCGCCTGATTCAACCATGTCGTGAATTACGTCTTCAATAAATGATTTAAGATCTTCTTCAGACATATCTTCGATGTTAACTTCTTCGTCATCATCTTCTTCTTTGTCTTTTTTGTCTTTAGCTTCATTTAAATCAGTGTCACTTTCACCACTGCGTGGAGCTATGTTACCATGGGCTCCAGGACCTTTAGGGTCGTTGATTGTTTCTTCCATAGATTCATCTTCCATATCTAGTTCTCTTAAAAGTTCTTCAAGTTCACTGTCCATAGATTCAGTTTCATACATTCCTTCAGTTTCTTCATCCATTTCTTCTTCCATTGTATGGTAGTGGTCAGAAGTCATAGCTTGACGTTTAGTTAATTCTTTGTAACCTGTTTGTTTTTTCGAAGCATCTAATGCTTTGTTTTCTTCCATTTCTTCAGATTCATTCATATCATCATCCATAGAATCAATTTCAGCTAATTTAGCTGCTAATTTTTCTCTTAGATAAGGACTAAATGCTTCCTCAAGAACGGCTTTTGCATTGACAAGTGCTGTTTCTTTTACTGTTTTAGCATCGGCAATGGCTTGCTTTAATACATCTCTGTTTGTTGCCATAATTGTCCTCAAATTTTTGTTTTGGAAATACGCTTATTAGAAGTGGAAGCGTAATAGAATAGAATAGTGTGATGCAGTATAGGGAACTGCATATTCTCTGATACATATGTCGAAGAGATGTAAAATCGCAAAGTGCTAAAAAAAAATCCTAACCTTACGGGGTTAGGATTGATTTCACGATATTATAATCGAGGGGAGTGTCTAAAAAACAGGACATGTGCCATTCGCGCAAAGTATATCTGTAAGTATACTATTTATTTTACTATATTGATATGATTGAGTTTCTTTTCCTTCTCTAAGTACGTTCATGTACGATCCTGGATTAGATGGGGTGCTTACAAAGTCCCAACATAGTAGTTCAAAATCGTCTTGTACTTCTAAAGTGCCTTCAGACATTTGTTTTAAACTACCCATACCACGAGATGATACACCTACCATTACATTATTATCAATAAGTGCTTTTAAAATAGTTCCGGATACAGTAGGTAATATTTCTATTTTACCCATTACTTTATCTCCATCCCACCATAACTCTCTAATAATATGGGATACGTTTTTAAGAGAAATGATGGTAGAGTCTGGGTGATCTAGTTCGCCTGTAGCTCTGTTTTCTTTTATGGAAGTCATGTACTTGTCAATCTCACGTTCCCATAGTTCTTTAGGGTAATATCTGCCGTTGCCGTTTTTTACTTCGGCTGTAGCTAATATACCTTCAACCATTGGATTACCTGAAGGTGCTTTAGCGCCTTCATGTAGTTGTTTAGGAGATATACTAAATGGTATTGTTTCTATAAGTACTTGTTTCATATTATATATTTTTCTCCCAGTTTTTTGAATTAAATGGGTTTATATCTTTTTTTTTCAATCCAGATACAGTTAAAATAGTAAAATCAGATGGTTTTAAATCCATATCTTTTAAATCCATTTTAGCATAATAAGCTATATCTCCACGATCTAAATCTTTATATTCCCAACCTGTTACAATTTTATTAGTATTTTTATTAACAGCGAAGTGAGTATAAGATTTATCTATTTCAAATGGTTTAGCTGGAGTATTAACTTTAATTTCATTAAAATTAGCTGGGTTTGCTAATGTGTTAATAACTGGTTCTTCTCTGCTATTTAATATTTTTTCAATAGAATCAGCTGATATTTTACCGCTGCCATCATTATAATTTAATAGTTTTTCTTTAGCTAATGCTACAAGGAATTGATATAAAAAAGCTACATGACTGGGGTGTCTGTTAAAAAATTCGCCAATTGTTATCCCTTGAGGAAAATTTTTACGTACATAATTAACAACTTTTTGTATATCGTCGTCGTCTAATTTAGCTTGAAAGTCTTCGTTTAAAGGTCTTTTGATTTTTTTAGCTAACATATCTAATGCTTCTTTATAGTCAGCATCAGTGAATGTTTCTTTATCGTAGAATTTTCTATCGTATATACTATATAGAGAATTTATGATTTTATCATGTATTTTAGCATCTTCATCATCCGCTTCTTCAGGAGTGATTAAACCATGTTTTTCAGCTAAGTCTTCAAGATGTTTGATAAATTCTCTTTCTTTTTTATTTTCTTTAATTATGCTTTCTTTAACTACTTTTTTTTTTGGTAAATCACCATATCCGCTTGATTTGTGTTTACCTTTAGGAGCAACAGGTTCACCTAAACCAGGAGCACCGTTAGTGTATCCAATTCCTTTAACACCAAACTGAGCGTTTTTAGCATAATAGTTCCAGTCTTTGCCTAAATTTTTAGCTACAACTTGCTTTAATTCGTCTACAGATTTATTAGCGTTTTTAGGATCTTGCATTTCAGTGTAAAATCCTTTTAAAAATGTATTACCGTAAAGATTATCTATGTTTTTAGGATCTTTATTATCGTAGTTGTGAGCTTGGTTATCTAATACTTCCTTAGATGTTTTCTTTTCTTCAGCTTTTACTGATTCTTGAAATATAGAAATCCAATCTTCAACACGCTTACCGTTTGTAGATACCATTCCTAAACCAGCTTTTGATTCATTTAATATTTTCTTATCCTTTAATATTTTAACCGTCTCATTATATGAGTTATATTGGTTAACATAATCAGGAAACAAGTGGCGTGCTTGTTTTAAGAAGTGGCTTTTATCTCCTTTACCTTCTTGGATTTGAGTGTATTGGTCTTGTAATGTCATTTTATATTGTTTTATTTTATGTATAGAATAATACGTTCGCGCTTGAGCCGGATAAGGAAGCACTAGTTACAAAAATAGGATATGTTTGTCCTTCGATAAATCTTAAAAGTGCCGGGGAGCCGGAAATACATAATTCAACTCCGTTTGCGTCTTTAAGTCCAGTAAAATTAGCGTATGATCCTCCAGTTGTTGCTGCTACAGTAAAACCAGCAAATGAACCAGTTACTGATTGACCTTGAGATATAAATTTTACGGTTGGATTTACAGGTATGTTTGCCATTTATATAATTTTTTAAGTAAAGAAAAGAATATTTGCGCTGGTGATATCTAAAGAGGCACTAGTTATAAATATTGGATAAAATGTACCTTCTTTAAAATATAAAGCAGCTGGTGATCCTGAGACAACTAATTCAACGCCATTAGCGTCTTTTAATCCTGTAAAGTGAGCATATGAAGTAGTTCCAGTTGAGCAAGCAATAAAACCAGCAAATGAACCAGTTACTGATTGACCTCCTTTCGCTGATAGAACAGTTGCATTAGCGGGTATGTTTGCCATTTTATTTTAGTTTTTAAACATTTCAATTATATCATCCAAATAATCTGCAGCTAGGTCCGTACTATAAATAACAGCAAAATTTGGTTCTTGTCTATATTCTTCCATTGTTTTTTGTTTTGCTTTCTGTAACAATGGATGTAATTCTTCTATTTTATTTTCAATTATATCGAATCCAGAAATACGACTCTCAATAAATTTTTTAAGTTCAAGACGATCAATACCTAAAGAATCAATATAATTATTTGGTTCATCATTATCTTCCCATAACTGTTTTATTTCAATACCTTTTGCTTGTTTATTTAATTTTTTTTTATTTACTGCTTTAAAGCCTAATTTTGTATAATAATTATTTTTTACACCAGTAGGTCCAGCGGATGGTCCTTTACCTAAAGAAGCACCAGGGCCTGATTCATCCATAGGTTGGTTTGGAGCTAATTTATATCCTAATTTATAAAAATATGCTTTTTTAGCACCATTAGCATTTTTGTTTGAATTAAAAGCAAAAGGTGTTGCTGTTTGGGCTCCACTTCCTGGAGCGAAACTAGCTCCAGTACCTGTAGAACTTATTTCTTTAATTTTTTTAGTTAGATGGTTTTTAATTTTAACTTCAGCCAGATTTTTGAATTTTTTATACTGTTCTGGGTGGGTTGTTCTTAAGTAGTACCTAAAAGCATTAAATTGTTTAATAGTTTCTTGAGCTATTTCTTTTATTTTAGGGTCATCTGGTAAAGTTTCACTTAATTTTTTTATAAAGTTTTTTAACTCTACAAATTTTTTAAAAGTAGTATCAAATTCAGGAGTTTTTTCGATAGCCCATGATACTTGTTGCTTTTCAGGGTTAATATCGGTTACAGTAAATTTTGTTCCTTTAGATGTAGTTATGTCTCCTACTTTGAAATCTTTATCGTTAGCCATGTATATTAGAAAGTTCTTCTAAAAGTTCATAATATTGTAACAAATTAACTAAATCATCATCTCCTGCTCTATCTGTTTTATTTAATTCAGATAATAAATTAGTGACTTCGTTTATTTTAATTTTAACAGCTTTATCTGTTACTTTTTTATTTAATTTAATTAATGCTGTTTTTATTTCATTAACTCTTCTATTGTATGATTCTTTTAATTTAGGAGTTGAATCAATTGAATTAATAAATTCTTTTAATACTTCTTTTTGATTTTCATTTAAATTAGCATATTTACCATTAAATTTCTCTAATAGTATTTTATATGTTAATATACGAACATCTTTATCACATGCTTTAAATTCTTCTAACAATCCATCTTCAACTTGTTTTTTATCTATACTTTTACTAGTTAAAGTTTCAAGTAAAGCTATTTTGTTAACGATAATCTGATCTGGATTAGATGGGGTTTCGTTGCTATATATTTCTAATAGAGTATATAGAGCGGCTTGTGCTTTATAGTTAGGCAATTTAGTTTTAAAAAATTCATCTACATTGTAATTGTTAGAAATTTCTTTAATAAGATTATATTTTTGTCTTTTTAAAGCATTTCTATTTAATGATTTAGATGACTCAATAATAGTATTAATTACAATTTCTGCTTTACCTTCAGATAAATGTTTCTTACTTAATAAAGTCTCATATAGTTTATATTCTTTGCCCAATTCAGTTTTAACAAAGAATTTTTTCAAAATATGGGTAGCTTTAGATTCTTTACCAGCTAATGTATCCGCAGTTATTTGTCTAACAAGTAATTCGAATAGTATGCCCGTATTTCGATATTTCGAATGTTTAATTTTCATTCAAGATTTTATTTATAAATATATTAAAAATATTACTCCCTCAATTGATTTTCGTCTAAAAGACCGGTGTTGTTGTCTTCTTTTATAAGTTTTGAAGATTTACCTAAACTCTCAATTAAACTCTTATTTTTGTTATAAACGACTTGAGCTGTTTCAAGAGCTAGCGATGAGCCTCCTTTATAATTCACCTTATTGTATCCTTCTTGGTCATCTTTTTTCATATCACTAACACCTAATCTATCTCTACCAAAAGCATTATTTTGTGTATTAATATTAGATACTTTTTCTTCAGGACGACCTAATTTTACATCATCTCCATATCCAACAGGTACATTTTCTGGGTTGCTATATGTTCTGCCTTTACCATATAATGCTGCTAGATCATGTGGTGTACCGTATGATTTACCTGTTATCTTAGGGTCATTACCTTCTTCTTTAATCTGGTTTAATCTAAATTCACGTTTAGCATCTTCTAGAACTAAATCTCTATATTCATCATATTGATCTTCTGAGAATTGGAATATTTTATCATA